AGTCGCCAAGCAGTTCAAGCAGCTAAGAGACTGCGGCTACCTTGAGACAGTCAAGAAGGGATTCAAGGGCGAGCGCACAGACACGCTGCGGGTCATCTTCGACAGCTCAGTGGATGCGGCCACAGCCATGGCAGTCACCAGCAGCATGGAAGACACCCGGTCACCACAGATCAAACAGGAGCAAGCAATGGAAGCAGACAGACCAGATCCAGAGGGCCAACGCAGAGTCGCCCGCGAAGTAAGCAAAGTACTCAAGCAGCCAACCAAGAGGATCAAGACCATGCCCAAATCAGGCGAAACAGTGACAGTCAGGAACATGAAAGCAGCCATCCAAAAGGCTCAGTCAAAGCACCAACAACCTGTGGATAACCATGCCCACAATCACAACCCACAGGTTGTAAATGAAGGGGCTCTCCATTCACAACCTAATCACAACCTACAGGTTGTAGATAACACAGAGAACACAGATACTAGTAGACAGGTTGTTAGCAATCAGGTTGTTAAAGAAGTTAATTTAAACAATCAGAATTCTAGTAACTTGAATTCAGACTTGAGTGTAGTTTTGAACAACCGCGAAGTCGAAGAGTTGATCGCGGACGGCATCGCTGCTGACCGCATCGCTGAGCACCTCGAGACCCTGCTGCCGCTGTACGCCAGCGAAGGGATCACACCCAGTTCAACCATCCTGATGGCAGGCATCCGTCAGTTGCAGGCAGATGCCAGATGATTGGATACCTCTGGGAGCCACGGAAACCAGCCTTGCAGCCACGATCACAGGCTGGTCTAGGCAAGGGTAGCCACTCAGCCTTTCAGCGCCTTGTAGGCCTTGCAATCCGATCTGTCCAACCAGCATACGAACGTATGGATTTTGTACAAGGCAGGGCAAATCAAGGGGTGTCTGGTCTCAGGCGGCTCGGCTTTCCTATACGCGCCAGCATGTGCGCCCACGATCCGCGCCCGGTGACGCGCCCGGAACGCGACCCCTTGCCCCCCACCCCTCACCATAGGCGGTGGGGGTCTCCCAGAAATTTTCCCCACTTTTTTCCTGACAGGGGTTTGCCCCTTTTCCAACCTGAACGACAATTAACCAAAAGGAGTATTTGAGATGGCATATGAGATGAGAGCTGGACAGGGCAGCCTGTTCAAGAACGACAAGAAGACTGAAGAGCGCCACCCGAACCTGAAAGGCCGAGTGATGCTGCCCAACGGTGAGGTTCGCTGGGTGTCTGCTTGGACAAAGAAGACTGCTGCTGGTGAGAGCTGGATCAGCTTGAGCATTGGTGACCTGTGTCAGGTGCAGGGTGGCGGTGGGTACAACCAGACACCGTATGCTGCCCAGCCTGAGTCCAAGGCTGCGGTTCCAGACCTTGATGACGATATACCTTTTTAGGATTGGCTATGACTGATAAACCAGCAATTCCAACTGCATTCCCATGGACGCATGGCGATATGACTTGTACCGGCATGACCCTGCGGGACTACTTTGCGGCAAAGGCTATGCAGGCATTACTTGCTGCTGGCATTAACTCTGAGCAGTATGAAGAAGACGCAATTCAGGCTTATGCGATTGCTGATGCAATGCTGAAAGCGCGTGATGGCGACTAGGCCCAAGCAGACCACCGTGATCCCTCCCCTGACCAACTGGGGTGGGGTGAGGTCTGTGCAGCGCAGGCTGGAGAGATCGAGCACCATCATGGCCAACAAGGAAGCTGTGGCCTATGCCTTGCTGTCCATGGCCAACACCAAGCTGACAGACATCATGACTTGGGATGAGAGCGGCAATGTGACTGTGAAGCGGTCTAGCGATATACCAGAACACGCATTGCACGCGATCAAGAACATCAAGGTGAGGACTGACAAGGATGGGGTCAGCACCTTGGAGATTGAGCTCTATGACAAGGTTGGGGTCTTGCGGCTGTTGGCCAAAGCCAGTGGTCTGCTTGACAACCCTGATGACGGAAATGAGAAGCCGTCAGTGATTGACATCAACGTGGTTGCACCAAGGGGTGAGGCCTGATGTGGCGCAAAAGACAAATAGCTGAACAACTGGAGCAACAAGATGGCCCGAACCAAAGAAACATCCGACAAGACTGTGCCGATAGCTGGCCTGAACCTAGACTTCAGCGAGTCGCCGGTCATCTACGACTTCATCCAGTCCAAGAACTTTGTGCAGGGAATCATGGGCCCGGTGGGGTCGGGCAAGAGCTACGGCTGCGCGAGCAAGATCTTCATCAAGGCGGTTCAGCAAAAGCCTTCTGCGATTGACAACATCAGGTATTCACGCTGGGCAGTTGTGCGAAACAGCTACCCCATGCTGAAAACCACCACCATCAAGACATGGCTGGATCTGTTCCCAGAGGCTACCTTTGGGCCCATGCTGTGGACACCGCCCATCACCCACCACATCCGGCTGCCTGCCCGGGGTGACGCTGCTGGGATTGACTGCGAGGTCATCTTCTTGGCCTTGGACCAGCCCAAGGATGTCAGAAAGCTGCTGTCCTTGGAGCTGACCGGCGCGTGGGTCAATGAGGCGCGTGAGCTGCCCAAGGCTGTGATTGATGGGCTGACACACCGGGTTGGCCGTTACCCCACCAAACGCGATGGCGGGGCCACATGGCATGGCATTTGGATGGATACCAACCCCATGGATGACGATCATTGGTGGCATCGCATGGCCGAGAAGGAAAAGATGACTGGCCAGTATGCGTGGAAGTTCTTTAAGCAGCCCGGCGGTGTCGTGCCGGTGGACGTTGAAGACCTGCCAGACATGCCCGAGGCCAATGACCACATCTTTGCAAGTGGCAAGTGGTGGAAGGTCAACCCCAAGGCCGAGAACGTCCACAACCTGCCGCCCGGCTACTACCAGCAGATGCTGCTTGGCAAGAATTTGGACTGGATCAGGTGCTATGCCGGTGGTGAATACACCTATGTCCAAGAGGGCCGCCCTGTTTGGCCAGAATATGAGGACAGCACCATGTCTGGCGACACCGAAATTGACCCCAATGTGCCGATTCAGGTGGGGCTTGACTTCGGATTGACCCCTGCGGCCACCATTGGCCAGCGTTTACCCAACGGTCGGTGGCTGATCCACCAAGAAATTGTGACCTTTGACATGGGTCTGGAGCGTTTTGGCCACCAACTGCTGGGTGAGCTGAACCAGCGCTACCCAAACCACCAAGTCATGATCTGGGGCGACCCTGCTGGCATGGCCAGAGATGCCATCTACGAGGTCACAGCCTTCGATTACCTTAAAACCTTGGGCCTGCGTGCCCAGCCAACCGCCAGCAACGACTTCAAGGTGCGCCGCGAGGCCTCTGCTGCCCCCATGCAGCGCTTAATTGCTGGAAAGCCGGGGCTGATAGTCAACCGAGAGTGCAAGCTGCTGCGCAAAGCTCTGGCCGGTGGCTATCACTTCAAGCGGGTGGCGGTCGGCGCTGGCCAAGAGCGGTTCAGGGACGCGCCAAACAAGAACGAACACTCACACATTGGCGACTCCTTCGGCTACCTGATGCTGGGCGGGGGTGAATACAACCGCATGACCCGCACCCACCAGCTCGGTGGCCGACCCATGGGCCAGTCCAGCGCCAGCACCGACTTCGATGTGTTTGCATGAGCTTATATCGCACAGATATACAGGCCATTGACCACTGTACAAACATCAATAGAATCTGTTGGTATGAGTACAGACACCATTGACTTTCCGCTGGATGCATTGATTAAGCATTTCTTTTCTGCCGGTGTGTATGCAAAAGAAACACACATCCCAGAAAACTATTGCTTAACCCAGCACAGCCATAGCTATGACCACATGAGCATTTTGGCCAAGGGTTGGGTGGCTGTGTTGGTGGATGGTGTTGAAACTGAATATCGAGCCCCTGCTTGCATCAATATTGAGGCTGGCAAAAACCATGAAGTGATCGGCCTGACCGACAGCGTCTGGTATTGCATACATGCCACCGATCAAACAGACCCAGAAACAATTGACGAAGTCTTAATAAGGAGTTAATCATGGTATGGATTGCGTTGTCTATTATTGGTAGCAGCATGTATCAAGCTGGTGAGGCGAGAAAGAGCCGACAAAGCGCAGAGCGAAATCAAGAAAAAGCACTGTTGCAACAGCAAGCTGATGCTGAAGCTATGCGAGCTGAGCTGGCAAAACAAACGTCTGAGTACGCCAAGCAAGGCGCATCCCTTGAGCAGCAAGCGCAGACCGCCAAACAGCAGTTTGAGCAGTCCCAGCTTAACTATCAGACCAACAAGCTGGAGATGGAGAAGAAGGCCAAGGAAGTGCAAGCCGCTGCTGACGAAGAGCGCCGCAAGGCCGCTGCCGCAGAGGCTTCTGCACTCAAGGCTCGCACTCGCGGTGGCCGCAGATCGCTGTTGTCTGGCGAGCGCATGGATGCCGAGCTGGGTGTCGCCACTGATCTGATGAGCGGCGGGATGAGGTTGCAGTAATGGCCACCCTACCCCAATTCAAACAACGTCAAGTCGCCCGGCGCAGCACATCCGACATTGAGCGCTTGTCCAAACAATACCAACAACAAATTGCTGGTATTACTGGTGACTATGAAAAGCAATTTGCGACATTCAGCGCCGATGTCGGCAAAAAAGAGCAGGTGTTCAATGAGCAAAAGAAGGCGTATGAAGCAAAGTTTGCAACTTACGCTGACACGCTTTCTGCATACAACAAAGGCATGAACGCCTACAACGAAAACATTGGCAAATATTTGGATAAAGAGGCTGCATCACAAGAAAGAGTAATAGAGCTTCCAAGAGACAAATATGGAAAAATTTATTTTGAGACAAATGGAAAACGAATTGGTCTGACAGAGTTAACTGACAACGCAAAAAACTATGGTTTTGAGTATGTTGTTGGGCCATATGAAGCTGGCTTTCGCGGGACAAGCAAAGTAATT